ATAATGCGGCATCCGATGGTTTGTTTACTCTTGCTACACCTGTGTTGGCTGGTCTTGGCACTCCAACTAAACAGTTTTCTAGTTGTGTGCTTATCCGCAGTGACGACGATCTGGATAGCATATTTGCTTCTGGAGAGATGATGGCCAAGTATGCCAGCAAACGTGCAGGCATTGGTTTAGAAATTGGTCGTCTACGTCCGTTGGGTAGTCCTATCCGTGGTGGTGAAATCATGCACACTGGCATGATTCCTTTCTTAAAGAAATGGTTTGGTGACTTAAGGAGTTGCAGTCAAGGTGGAATACGTAACGCAAGTGCTACAGTCTTTTATCCTATTTGGCATCATCAGTTTGATGATCTTATCGTTCTCAAAAATAATCAAGGAACTGAAGAAACTCGCGTTAGACACATGGACTACGGAGTGGTACTATCAGCATTCTTTTGGCGCCGTTTCAAAAATAAAGAAAACATTACGTTTTTTGATCCTAATGAAGTGCCTGACTTATATGAAGCCTTCTACAGCAACACAGAACGTTTTGAACAACTATATGTCAAGTATGAGAAGCAAGCCGGCCTACGTAAGAAAACAATGTCAGCAGAAGAAGTATTCAAGAGTGGAATACTAAAAGAACGTACAGACACCGGACGTATCTATCTTGTGTTTATTGACAACGTAATGAACCAAGGACCATTTGATCCTGAATATCATACAATTTATCAAAGTAATCTCTGCTGTGAAATTCTACTACCTACTAAGCCATTTAAGCGTCTTGATGACGATGCTGGCCGCATTGCTCTTTGTACTTTGGGCTCCATTAACTGGGGAGCATTTAGAAATCCTGAGGATATGCGTAGAGCTTGCCGCATCCTTCAGCGTAGTCTATGCAACATACTGGACTACCAAGACTTCTTAAGCATTCAGTCTAAGTTAAGCAACGATGAAATCCAACCACTAGGTATTGGTGTTACTAACTTAGCCTACTGGCACGCCAAACGTAGCCTCAAGTACGGTGAGAAAGATGCATTAGCAGAAGTTAAGAGCTGGATGGAACATCAAGCCTATTACTTAACAGAAGCAACTGTTGAGCTTGCCAAAGAAAGAGGTGCTTGTCAGCATAGCTCACATACCCGATATGGCAAAGGCATATTCCCTTGGGAACTACGTGCCAAGGGTGTCAATGAATTGGCAGACTTTACACCAGAACTAGATTGGGAACCACTACGCAAGGAGATGAAAGAACATGGTGTACGAAATGCTACTCTTATGGCTATTGCTCCAGTTGAGTCTAGTAGTGTTGTTATTAATAGTACTAATGGAATAGAAATGCCCATGAGCCTTATCAGTACTAAAGAGTCAAAGGCAGGATCATTCACACAAGTTGTTCCAGACTATCATAAACTAAAGAACAAGTATCAGTTGATGTGGGAACAAAAAGACTGTGACGGTTACTTAAAGACTGCGGCAGTACTAGCGGCTTATGTGGATCAGAGTATTAGTACAAATACGTTCTACAATCCGGCACACTTTCCAGAGCGTAAAGTGCCAACAACATTAATTGCTAAGAACTTAATGCAGGCGCAGATGTGGGGACTAAAAACTTTTTACTACAGCCTAATTAACAAGGCAGGTAGTAAAGCAATTGAAGTGGCAACAGAGGTTAATGGACATTATACTGCTGGTATGAACGGACACCATGTAGAAGTTGAAATGTTAGAAGAAGATTGTGAGGCATGTAAGTTATAATGTTAGAAACTATCTGTGAAGTCCTTGAGGACGCTTATAAACGTAATTGGATTACCAGTCGAGATGGAAATGTAAGCATTCGTCATCACGACAGAGACCATTTTTATATCACACCTAGCGGTGTAAGAAAACAAACACTACAACCGGACCAGTTTAAGAAAATTAAAATTTGGAGAACTATCAACAGCGGTGTAGGCAGTGCAGCATTTAACTATGCTTGGGAAGAAATGGAGTATACTGATATCAGTAGTGCATTGCGACCAAGCGGAGAAATTCCTTTGCACTTTGGCCTACAGAAGGAAATGGGACAACATAGCGGAGATGTTCGTGTAGTAGTACACGTTCATCCAACTTACTGCGTTGCGGCCATGCATGCCGGAATTGACCTTGGCACTATCTGCAATAACTTTCCAGAACTAAGTCGATATACAAAAGTAGCATCTAATGTTGGCGATGTTCCTCCAATTAGTCAAGAGCTTGCTGACCAGTGTTTTGAAAAATTACAACTAAATCGCAACGGCAATATTAATTTTGACATTGTAGGTATTAAAGGGCACGGGGTAGTTGCTATAGATACTAGCCCGTGGCGAGCGTATGAACATATTGAACGATTAGAACACATTTGCAAGATAGTACTTGCTTCGGGAAATTATTGAAATGAGCACAAAACAATACAACTTATCAACAAAGACGGATTATCTAAATCGCAAGATGTTTTTAGATCCTGCGGGACCTGTTACTATTCAAAGATTTGAAGAAGTAAAGTACAACAAGATTGCAGACTTTGAAAAAACAGCACGTGGTTTCTTTTGGGTGCCAGAGGAAATTAGTCTAACCAAAGATGCACAAGATTTTAAGGAAGCATCAGATGCAGTTAAACATATCTTCACTAGCAACCTGCTTAGGCAAACTGCTCTTGACAGTCTGCAAGGCCGCGGCCCAAGTCAAATCTTTACTCCGGTCGTAAGTCTTCCAGAACTAGAAGCATTGGTCTACAACTGGACATTCTTTGAAACTAACATTCATAGTCGTAGTTACAGTCACATCATTCGTAACATCTATAACGTGCCCAAGGAAGTATTCAACACTATCCATGACACAAAGGCAATTGTAGATATGGCTAGTAGTGTAGGCAGATATTATGATCAACTACATCAAATAAATTGCCGTGTAGAATCTGGAGTTGTTGTCACAGAAGAAGAACATGTCCGTGCAATTTACCTAGCATTACACGCCAGCTATGCGTTAGAAGCATTTCGCTTTATGGTGTCGTTTGCTACAAGTCTGGCCATGGTCGAGAACAAAATCTTTATTGGTAACGGCAACATTATCAGTTTAATTCTACAAGACGAACTGCTACATAAAGGTTGGACAGCTTTCTTGATTAATCAAGTAGTTAAAGAAGATCCACGTTTTGCTCGAGCAGCACAAGAGTGCCAAGAAGAAGTTCTGCAGATATACAGAGATGTCATTGCCGAAGAAAAGGCATGGGCTGACTACTTGTTTATGAAAGGACCAGTTATTGGTCTTAACGCAAACATTCTTAAGGACTTTGTTGATTATACAGCAGTTGGCGCTTTAAAGGACATTGGTATTAAGTATTGGAACCCAGCATCTAAAACAACCCCGATTCCTTGGTTCAACAAACACTCAGATACTAGTAAAAAACAAACGGCATTACAAGAAAGTGAAAGCACTAATTATGTGATTGGTGTCATGTCAGATGCTATTGACTATGAAGCATTACCGGAATTATAATTAAGTTTTAGGAAACAAATATGATTAAAGTTTATACAAAAAATAACTGCCCGTTTTGCGATAGAGCAAAATCTCTACTAGAAAGCAAAGGCAAAGTTTATATAGCCGTAAATATTGAAGAAAATCCTAGCGAACGAGAATTTTTAGTAAACCAAGGCTTACGTTCAGTTCCACAGGTTTTCAAAGACGATGTACTATTACCAGGCGGCTTTCAAGGACTTGCAGGCCAACCAGAAGAATTTTGGACAACACTATAAAGGACTAATATGTTAATTGATAAAGGTGTAACAGTAGGTGAAGTAATTACACTAAAACTTACAAGCGGAGAAGAAATCGTTGCTAAACTCACAGAAGAAACAGCAACATACTACAAACTAAGCAAACCAATGGTTATTGGTATGGGTGCAAAGGGACCTGGACTGATGCCTTACTTGTTTACAGTACATCCAGATAAAGAAGTTAAACTTCTTAAAACTACAGTAACCGTAGCAGAAGCAACAGACAAGCAGTTTGCTGATCAATTCATTGAGTCAACCTCGGGCATAAAACTAGCATAAATATACCATAACGGAGACATATTATGCCAGGTACCCTTTTAACAGCAACATTCGCAACAGGCGGATCAATCACAGTCAATGACGATGTAGCAGTTGCAGCTATTGCTTCTCTTACATCGGCACTTACTGCAAACTTATCCCCAATGGGTTTAAAGACGCCAGGGACGCCTGCCGCAACATTGTATGTATGTGCATCGTCTTTGAATGATATGTCTTCCCAAATGGTAGACTTGGTTACACAAACAAAAGAAATAAATGCTAATCTTCAATTGTTAATACAATCAGTAAACGCAATGGGATCGGCTGTTCAACTACAAACGACTACAGCTCAACTTGCCTACATTGATCAAGTTAAAAATAATGCTTTCAATCAGCAAACAACAAATGCTGCATTGAAAAGGGCAGACTTACCACCTACAGTAGTTACTCCAGGAGCACTTCAAGATATGGTATCACAAACAGTTGCCGATGTTGCTAACTTAAACTTGCAAAGCCAAGTTGTATCTGCTACAAATTATGGAGTTGCTGCTGCACAAGGTTATGCAATAGAACAATCTAAATGGTTGATAGAAAAAGCATGGGTTGGTTCAGGCGCTGCAGGATTATGGAATACTGTTAAGAAACAATGGAACAAATTGTTTGGTGCAGCTGAAGAAGTTAAAGGTGCTATAGCTGAGAAAAAAGCACAAGTTAGAACAAACTTGCTAGGCGTACCTGAGTCTCAGTTACCGAATACTAAAACTCCATAATGAGTAAAGATAGTGTAGCACGAGTTGGTAAAGATACCGGAAGTAGATCGATATTCTCTTCCGGTGCTACATCTGTTATTACAAACGACTCAAGTACTGTTTTCAATACTTCTCCAAATTCTCGAGGCCGAACATTAGTTGCTTCTTCTACTACTGTTTTTGTCGAAGACAAAGGTATTGGCAGAGAAAGTGACGGCATGAGCGACGGCGGCGTCGTTGATACAGGCAGTACAAACGTATTTGCCGGAAGATAATCCCACCAAAAAAATTGACACTAAGTATTACAGCCTGCTAAATTACAAGCAGAGTGACACACTCACCATTTAAAGGAGATCAAAATGGCACAAAATAGACATTCAGAATTCACAGCAATCGTAGAAGCAATGGAAAGCGATTTCGAAAAGTTTTATGACAAAGAAGTTGGCGCAGCTGGAACCCGTGTTCGCAAACACTTACAAGAACTAGCCAAGCTATGTAAAGACGTTCGCAACGATGTTACCGCAGTTAAGAACGCTAGGAAAGAATCTAAATAATGTATGGAAGAGCTCTACCCTTACTCGTTAAACCCAACAGGACATTTTCATCTTAATTGTATTCCCGTCTGTGGAACTGAGGAAAGAGTAGAATTCTTTTACAAATATAAACGTAAGTCTGAAGATCTTTTCGTTGGAGAAATGAAAGTTTCAGACTTAGGTTACGTTTTTCATGATTTCACCCCTAGTATTACAAATTATTTTTTAGGCAAGCAGTATCTTGATTCTAGTATACATTTAGATATACGCAAAAGACTTTTTCCTAAGT